ATGCTTATGATGAGACAATAAATTATGATACTGATTACTCTAATTCTGGTATCGAGGTGTCTTTCGATGAGATATATTCCGACAGGGAATAAGTGATTATCCTTAGTACATTTTAATGATTATCATTAGGGTATATTCTATTGACAAGTGTTATAATACTTATTAGTTATCTAATAAGATAATTATAATAATAATCTTATAAGAGGTCTTATGAGTACAGCAATCAAAACGCACCAACCATGTGATGATTGTGGTTCTAGCGATGCTCTGTCTTACTACGAGGATCACACCTATTGCTTCAGTTGTCACACAAGAAACAGTAACCACCAACAAGAGAGAAGGATAATGATTACTAAACCAAAAGATAACGACTGGTATAGTCAGTATCAAAACTTGTCTGATGCTAGTGGCATGAAGGATCGAGGGATCACGAGTGCTACGTGCAAGGCATACGGAGTAGCAGAGGATGATCTGTTCTACTGGTTTCCATATCACGACTCGTCTACCAATGGCGATGTATGTGCTATCAAGAAACGTAGCAAGCACGAGAAGAAGTTTCATATCGTAGGTCAATGGGAAGATGCCAAGCCCCTGTTTGGTATGACACAGTTCAGCGATGGTGGTAAGTACGTCACCATTACAGAAGGAGAAGCTGATTGTCTCGCGGTTTACCAGATGCTAGGTTCTAAGTTCCCTGTTGTCTCAATCAAGTCAGGGGCAGGCAGTGCTATGTCTAACGTCAAGGATAACTACGAGTGGCTGGATTCATTCGAGCATATCGTAGTGTGCATGGACAATGACGAGCAAGGTAAGGAAGCGGCACAGCAGATAGCTAATGTGTTCGGATCAAAGGTAAAGATATTCAAGTCAACGTCTGAGTATAAGGATGGTTGTGATTATCTCAAGGCTGGTCAGCAAAAGCTATTCATGGACAAGTGGTGGCAGTCAGAGAAGTATGTACCTGATGGTATCATTGATGGGTCTACGCTATGGGAAGAAGTCAGCAAGCCAATCGAGAAGTCAATGGTGAACTACCCCTACGCTGGACTCAACAAGCTAACCTATGGTATCAGAGAGGCGGAGCTGGTCACGATCACAGCAGGGTCAGGACTAGGTAAGTCACAGTTCTTACGTGAAGTGGTATGGCATGTGCTTAACAACACGCAGGACAACATTGGTCTTATGTTCCTAGAGGAATCAACACGCAAGACAGCACGATCACTGATGTCACTAGCCGCTAACAAACCACTACACTTACCGGACGTACCGTATACTGAGGATGAACTGATCGAGTCGTTTGATCTCACACTAGGCACTGGTAGGATATACCTTTTCGATCACTTTGGATCTACTGATATCGAGAACATCATAAGCAGGGTCAGGTATCTAGCCAAAGGGTTAGGATGTAAGTATATATTCCTAGACCACGTCAGTATTGTGGTCAGCGCACAGCAGTCAGGCGATGAACGTAAAGCTATTGATGAGATAATGACTAGGCTACGTATGCTAGTTCAGGAAACAGACATAGCTCTGTTCGTGGTGTCTCATCTCAAGAGACCTGATGGTAACAAGGGTCACGAAGAAGGTGCGGCTACTAGTCTGTCACAGCTACGTGGTTCAGGTTCTATCGGTCAGCTATCTGATATCGTTCTGTCTCTTGAACGTAATGGTCAGGCAGAAGATCCTATCGAGAGACACACAACCAACGTGCGTGTGTTGAAGAATAGATTTAGTGGGTTGACAGGACCAGCATGTCGCTTGCTTTATGATCTGGAATGTGGTAGAATGGTTGAACGTAAAGACGATGAGGAGAATGTACTATGACTATCAGCATGAAAGACTTTGAAGAACACTTAGAAAACAATCCGCACATCTATCCTATGTTTAAAAAGTTTGCACTCGAAGCAGCTAAGTATCGTAATGTGTTCTCTGCTTCAGCTATCATTCAACGAATACGATGGGACACCGCCCTCTATGAGAACGATAGTAAATTTAAACTAGCTAATCATTGGTCTCCATTCTATGCCAAAAAGTTTATGGACGAACATCCCGAGCATAAGGGTTTCTTCAAACAGTATAAAAACTTTGAAGATATTAAACATCTTGACGAGGAGTTATGAGACAAATAGTAATTGACATCGAGACCAACAGCGTATCGAGTAGGATCTGGTGCGCTGTTACTAAAGACTTAGACACTAACGAGGTGAATGTATGGACTCAAGCAGAAAAATTACAAAGCTATCTGGAAGAACCAAGTACGTTGATTGGTCACAACATAATCGGATTCGATGCGCCAGTGTTAAGGAGGCTATGGAATTTGAATACAACGAAGCACCAACTACGAGATACACTAGTCATCTCAAGGTTGTTAAACCCAGTGAGAGAAGGCGGGCATTCGTTAAAGTCATGGGGTCTAAGACTAGGAAAACAAAAGGAAGAGTTCAATAACTTTGATGGAGGATTAACAGATGAGATGGTTGGATACTGCAAACAGGATGTTGAAGTCACTGCTTCACTATACAAAAGTCTTAGCGATGGTCTACTGGTATGGGATCGGAGCGTTGATCTCGAACACAGGGTTGCCGAGATTATTCAGAGTCAGCAAGAGGTTGGTTTCAAGCTGGACATTAGAAAGGTCATGTCCCTCTTGGCTGAATGGAAGGATGGACTTAATGAGATCGAGCAAGAACTCCAACAAGTATTTAGACCTATAGTAACAGTACGTTACAGCGAGAAGACAGGCAAGAGACTCAAGGATTTAGTTGAGGTATTCAACCCCGGCTCTCGTAAGCAAATAGCTGAGAGACTTATGTCTCTTGGATGGAAACCTAAGAAGCATACAGAGAAAGGATCGGTGATTGTAGATGAGAAAGTATTATCAACTATTGACATCCCTCAAGCTAGGCTCATCGAGAAATACTTACTGCTTCAGAAACGGGTGGCTCAAGTTGAATCATGGCTTGAGCATGCTGATAACGAGGACAGGGTACATGGTTCGGTCATCACCAACGGTGCAGTCACGGGACGAATGACACACAGTTCACCTAACATGGCACAAGTACCTCGTGTTGGTAGTGCGTATGGTGAGGAGTGTAGGTCTTGCTGGATAGCAGACGATGGTAAGGTGTTGGTTGGTATTGATGCCTCTGGTCTTGAGCTACGTATGCTGGCACACTACATGAAGGACGAGGATTACATCAAGGAGATATGTGAAGGTGATGTGCATACAAAGAATATGCATGCGGCTGGTCTATCTAATAGGGATCAGGCAAAGACATTCATATATGCTTTCCTTTATGGTGCTGGTCCGGCTAAGATAGGTAGTATCGTAGGAGCAGGAGAGACACGAGGTGCAAGAATGATTGAGGAGTTTCTTCACAACACACCAGCCCTACTAAAACTTAAACTAAAGGTAGGGCAGCTTGCTCAGAAGGGGTGGTTGCCGGGGCTTGATGGTAGACGTTTGTATATCAGACACCACCACGCCGCGCTTAACACTTTGTTGCAGGGAGCAGGTGCGATTGTTATGAAACAAGCATTAATACACTTGCATGATAAGTTAAAATGTGGTATAATGGATGCTCAGTTTGTCGCTAACGTACACGATGAGTGGCAGATTGAGACTACGAAAGAACTTGCTGAATCTGTAGGACAGTTAGGAATACAGGCAATTCAGGAAGCAGGACACACCCTCGGGCTACGCTGCCCACTCGATGGTGAGTTCAAAACTGGAGCTAATTGGGCAAGCACACACTAAGGAGAAGTACTATGTTAGATCTTAAACCATTCAGAGTTAAAGCCGACATCATGTGGGCATCTCTATCAGAACCTAACTCTCTATCAGGCAAATACCAAGTTGACCTGTGCAACTTATCTGATGAGGCTACGGACAAACTGAAAGAAATGGGAGTCAACGTCAAGCATGCTGACGAGAAAGGTAACTATGTTGTAGCGAAGTCTAAAGACTATCCTATCAAGACTGAGATGGAGGATGGTAGTCCCGTCAATGTCAAGGTAGCTAATGGTTCTAAAGGTACAGCCACCATTAAACCTTACGAGTATCAGTTCAGAGGTAAGGCTGGCGTGTCTGTTGGTATCAACAAGTTGGTGCTGAGTCATCTGATCGAGTACACTGGTACTCCAGAAGAAGAAGCACTGGAAGAAGCTCTCTAAATGAATCCGTCAATGCAGAAAGTAACAGCTCTCATTGACGGAGACATCCTTGTCTATAGGATAGGGTTCTCTGTTGATGATCTTGAGGAAGAGAAGTTTGCGATAGCTCGCATGGGTCACTTCATTGATAACCTCATAGCCCTTGAAGGTGTAGTAGATTACAAGGGCTTCATCACAGGGAACTCTAATTACAGAACAGAGATAGCGACTGAGCAAACGTATAAGGGGAACAGGGAGAAAGCACGTAAGCCCATACACTACGATGCTCTCAGGGATTATCTCATGAGCAAGTGGAAGTTTAGTTTGATTGAAGGACAAGAGGCAGATGACGCAATAGGTATCGAGGTATACAACCATGCTGAAGATACCTGTTGTGTTATGTCTATTGATAAAGACCTGAACATGCTACGAGGTTGGCACTACAATTTTGTTAAGGAAGATCTTTACTACGTCACTGAGCAAGAGGCGATCAAGAACTTTTACATTCAGATTTTAACAGGGGATAGAGTAGATAATATTCCGGGGATCAAAGGAGTTGGCATAAAGAAAGCTGAGAAACTGTTACAGAAATGTGACACAGAGGAGTCACTATACGATGCGGTACTCAAAGCATACGATGGTGATGTTGATACAATCAAAGAGAGAGGACAGCTTTTATGGATCAGAAGAAAACCAAATCAATTGTGGACTCCACCCCAGACATAGCTTACATAGAATGGGACGATGCTTGTGCAGATGCTGGTTGGGAACTCACAGAGAAGACTGACATTCACCATGTCTCAACCATAGGGTTCGTGGTAGCAGAGGATAAGAAGGCTATCACAATTGCAGTGTGTTGGGCTGGTCCTGAATCTAACTCACGGATACATATACCAAAGGGTTGGATCAAGAAGATCAAGAGATTCAAACTGAAACAGATATTAGGAGGGAACAAATCATCAAGACGCAAAGTGCAAAAGCCAAAGGAAGAAAACTCCAGCAATGGGTTAGGGACATTATCATCGAGAAATTTAGCTTTTCCCGGTCCGATGTAAGATCAACAAGTATGGGTGCTAGCGGTGAGGACATACTGTTTAGTCAAGAAGCTGGTGATAAGTTAGGTATCTCAATAGAATGTAAGTCACGTAATTCTATTGGTGTCTATGCTTTCTATTCTCAGGCAGCAGACAACACGCCTGATGATAGAGAACCAGTGCTTGTAATCAAACAGAATTATTCTAAACCACTAGCTGTCATTGATGCGGAGTATTACTTTAGTTTACTTGAAAGGATAAAATGAGACACTTAATCATTCCTGACACACAATGTAAACCTAACAACTCTTTCGAGCATTTAGAGTGGGCAGGTAAGTATGCAGCAAAGACCAAGCCTGAAGTTATAATACACTTGGGAGATCACTGGGACATGCCAAGCCTCAGTGTCTATGACGTAGGCAAGAAGTCCTTTGAAGGTAGGACATACAGCGATGACATTAAGGCAGGTAACGCCGGGATGGATGCGTTCATGAAACCTATCATTGAGGAACAGAACAGACAGAGGAGGGACAAGAAGAAGATATGG